GGTGTAAGTCTTCAAAGTATTCGCATCACTGACCAGATTAGCACGCAAATGAACATTGACAAATTGGTTTACATTGTTGATCAGACTTACAAAATTAGGCAGAATAGATGAGCTTTACCTATTAAGGTCGAAAATAGTGCAGCAGCTTAAAACTAACATGCAGCGCTACCTAAAAGAATGTTAGTTCAATCGAAAGAACAAACCTCGATTTTGTCGTGCTGGCGGTGTGGTAATTCAACGTGCTGCAAAAAAGATGGTGCCTAAAAGTAAAGAAGATCATTATTATTATCGCGCAAACCAAAAAACAAAAATCCTTTCTGGCAACCTTAGGAATTCAATGTATGTGTTTAAGCTAAGAGGGGGCGGCATTCAAGTAGGTCCCAGGGTTTTGCGAAGTCTGAGCGGACAAAAAGCAAATTGGCGAAAATCGGAGAAATTCATCAGGTTATTACGCGCACAATGATTTACGGCGGCGCAAGTGAATTTCGGCAAAAAATTACAGAACCTGCAATGAATAACAACCTGCAAAAAATAAACAATGCAATGTTCAACGCATTGACAAAAATAAATGAAAGGTTGGTTAAAAAATACGGCTTTTTATGATAATCGAAATTCTCAAACCGTATGGAGAGTGGAAGCAGGGCGACACACCAGACCTCACGCGGGCGCTGGCTGCGCAGTTGGTTACAGAAGGTATTGGCAGAATCCACGAAGATCAGACAAGGCGCGATTATGTGCCAAAGCCCAAGGATGACGCTGAACCGCAACAAATTACGGTCAATAACTACTATGTTACACCGGATGAGGTAGAAAAGACCAAAGTAAAAAATTTTTACAAACTTTAAAAATAAAAGCTAATGGCGACAATAGTAAACGGAACCGACCTGCGGTTTTACTTCGATGGTGTTGCAATTGGTGAAGCCACCAGTTGTACTTTAAACCTGACGCGTGAAACCCGCGAAACGCTGACCAAAGACAATGTAGCAAGCTGGACGCAATTTGAAGCAGGCCGCAAATCTGGCACCTGCGACATTGAAGGCTTAATAAGCTATGACACGACAAACAAGAAGGTCAGCGATATCTTCACCGCATTTGACAACGGTACGGTTGTCGTAATGCGTTTTACCGATGACACCGCGACGCACCCATACTGGGAAAGCAGCGTAATTTTCACAAGCCTAACCTTTGCCGGTACGGTTGAAGAAAACTCAACCTACAGCGCAACGGGTACAATTACAGGTGCGGTGACTCAGGGAACTGAAAGCTAAAAATTCACTTATAAATGAAACCAGCAAAAACCATTTTAACAAACGGAAAGACGCTGCCATTCTCTTTTGGAATGGCAGCTCTTAGCCGCTTTTGCGAGCAGGAAGGCATCACCCTCCAGGGCCTTAACGAACTTGGTGCAAACCTGACACCGTTAAAAGCTTTGCGCTTAATCGAAGCAGGCTTAAAAGATGGACACAGGCGCGAAGGCAAAGAGTACACATTGACGATTGACGACATTGGAGATTTGATTGACGATGATCCAAACTTTATGGCAAACTGCATGGAGCTTGTAAATGGTTCAATGCCTGATTCGGGAAACGGGAAAGCGGGGAGCAGGACGAAGGCACCCCGCATATAACGATAGACGACTTAGAAGCGGCGGCGATTTCGTTAAGCATCAGTAGTGCCGATTTTTGGGACATGGATTTAAAAACAGTGCTAAAAGTCATTGAACGCAAAAACGAAATCATAATTCATGGAATTCGGGAATCCTGGGAGCAAACGCGGTGGTTGGGTAGCGTAATTTTGCAGCCACATGCAAAAAAGAATCGCAGCATTAAGCCTTCTGACTTAATGAAATTCCCTTGGGATGAAAAACCAAAACCGAAAACCGCAAATGACGAAAAGCGGCAAAAGCTTTTTGAAAAGTGGGACGCTGAAATGGCAGCAAAAGCAGGCAAAATAGAAAGCGATGGCAAAGAGTAAATTAAACGTACAGTTAAGCCTTGATATTTCCGCTTTTCAGCGTGCAATTGCGCAAGCTTCAAATAAATGGAGCAATTCGGCAAGCGCATGGAAAGCATCGGAAGTGACCTGACTACGCGTTTGTCTTTGCCATTAGCGGGCGTTGGTGCGGCGGCGGTTGCTGCTTTTGCTGACTTTGAGCGTTTAAGCTTAGGCTTAAATGCGGTGATGGGTAGTGCTGAAGCTGCCGAAGCTGAAATGGCAAAACTCCAGGAGTCTGCAAAGCTGCCAGGCTTAGGGTTTCAGGAAGCGGTACGCGGTTCAATTCGTTTGCAGGCTGTTGGGCTTTCCGCAGATGAAGCACGCGGCACATTAGAAGCGTTTGGAGCTGCAATTGCGGCAACAGGTGGAAGCGCTCAAAATCTTGACAGCGTGCAATATCAGCTTACCCAAATGATAAGCAAAAACCGAATCTTGCAGGAGGATTTCGGCATTTTGCAGGAAAATGTGCCTTTGTTGGGCAAGGCGGTACAAAACGCTTTTGGTACTGCTAACATCGAAAAAATACGCGCAACAGGCATAAGCGCCGAAGAATTTAATCGGCGCATTGTTGCTGCATTGCAGGCACTGCCAGAAGTACAAGCGGCGGCGGGTGGTCTGGGCAATGCATTTGATAATTTTAGGGATAGTCTTAATTTTAGTTTGGTAAGTTTTGGCGAAGCAATAAATAGGGCGTTAAACTTAGAGTCAATTTTAAACACAGTATCGGAAGCGGTTGACAACTTAGCAGAATTATTTACTTCCCTTTCCCCAACTACCCAAAAAGTCATTGTTGTTATTGCGGCACTTGCAGCTGCAATTGGGCCAGTGCTTTTTTCAATTGGTGCAATTGTTAAAATCATTCCGCTTTTAACTTCTGGCTTTGCGCTTTTGACAGGGCCAATTGGCCTTGCGGTGATTGGTATTACAGCACTTGCGGCTGTTTTAATTAGCTCGACTGACACTTTTAGAAAATATCAAACTGAAGCAAGTAAAGCGGCGGCGGTACAAAGCAAATTAGCTGAAGTTTCAAAAGAAGCTGAATCGCGTGCGGCTGACCAAAAAACCCAGGTTGATATTTTGGTTTCGGCCCTGAAAAAAGAAAACATTAGTTATCAAGAAAAACAAAGGATTCTAAACGAATTAAAGACAATTAGCCCTGAATATTTTGGCAATCTAAAAAATACAGCAACGGCGGCCACTGATGCGGAAAAAGCGCAAAAAGCGTTTAACGACGAACTTCTTAGGACTATTCAAATAGAGGTTGCGCGTGAAAAGCTTGTAGAGCTTGAAAGGCAATTGCAAAATGTCGCTGAATCCGCAAAGCCTACAATCTGGCAGGGTATCGTAAATTCATTCAAAGCAGGCGGCAACGCTATCAATGCCGCAGCAGCAAACGGCAAAACATACGCTGACAACATTGCCAACGCTACGGCTGAAATTGAAGCGCAACGGCAGGCATTGTTGGATTTGATTAATACCGAAAAGACACGTGAAACAGCAACAGGCGGCGGCGGTGGTGGTGGTGGTGAAGGACGCAAAGTGCCTATTCTTTTGCAGCCAAATGCGCAACAGCAGCAAAAGGTATTTGACAAAATAGAACAAGATGCGCTTGCAAGGTTTAGAAAGCCCAAAGCGGTTTTGCAGCCGTTTGAATTTGAAGGCAAAGATCCGGTTAAAGAAACCGAAACAGTTTTAGCAGATTACAGCAAAGCAATTGCAGACGCAGACGCAAAAGCGCGAATTTTCGGCACTGATACCCAGACTTTGTTGCAGGAAAAGTTAAATATAACTTCAGGAATTCTATCAGAAGGTGTAGAAAAGTTTGGCGAAAATTCGTTGGTTGTTGAAACGCTTACAGGTCAATACAATGGTTTAGCGGCAAGTTTAGATGCTGTTGCGGAACGTCAGGCCCTTATCGCCAAATATCAGGAAGTTGTCGGCAAAGCTTTTGATTTAGCAGCATCGCGAATAAACGAATCCGGACTATCAATTAAAACACTCCTTAGCAGTGTTGTAGATGCGGTGCGCAATGCGGTTGTCGAATTTGTGCGTCTAAAAATTGTTGAAGCGGTTGCATCCTTTATTGCGGACTCCTTTAAAAAAGTTTGGCATTTTAGGGCGTGGCTTTGGGGGCTGCTGCTGGTGCTGTCGTGGGTGGTGTATTCACAGGCGCAATTAACGCAATTGCACCTCCACGACTTGCACGCGGTGGTTTGGCAACCAAAGAAACCCTCGCAGTAGTTGGTGACAACCCATCAGGCAAAGAGGCGATTATTCCATTTGAGCGGATGGGCGAATTTTTGGACATGGCAGGCGGCGGCGCAATGCGGCTTGTAGGACAATTTGAAGTTAGGGGCCAGGATCTGATTTTGGTGCTTGACAGGGCAACACAACAAAAAACTCAGGGTACGATAGTGGGCGCAAGGTTTAAAGGCACATTTCATTCGGCTTATACTTCGCAGAAGTATGACCTGACTATCATAGACCAGTCAGGCAGCTTTGTGTTGAATGAAGTGACTTTGACAGATTGCCGCATCAGCTATTTGGCGGGCGATGACAGCAGGTTTGACACCGTAATGGCCGCAGAGCTTACGGCAAAGGTGGTAATTGATACACAAACGCTGGATGACTTTGTTTTGGTATTTGGCAGGTGCGGCTGAAGGGCGTTTTTTAGTTCAAATTGGAACAAGACAGCACGCTGGAATTTATTGGCTATGTTTTGCCCGATTTAGCCGAACAAGAGGATTTGCCGTTGGAAGTTGGNTACCTGTTGACTATAAAAGCTACTGATGGACTGGGAAGGCTTAAAACGATTGACTATAATAACAGCGGCGCTGCTTATGGCAATGAAACGCCAATTGTAGAAATCATCCTGAAATGCTTAAACAAGCTGACCGCAGTAAGTGCGGAATACGGCACCAAAGCGGATTTCTTAAAAACGCTTGTAAATTGGCACGCAGAACAATACAGCTACGCAAATAGTATAGACCCGTTATTTGTCACGCGTGTACCTGAGCGGGCTTTTTACACCAAAGACACCAAAGGGAATTACAAATGGCTTAACTGCTTTCAGGTGCTTGAAATCATTTGCAAAGCATGGGGAGCGCGAATGCTTTACAGTTCAGCGTCTTTTTGGTTTGTGCAAGTTAACGAGCTTGCAAACCCAACAAGCCGAAAATTTTTCAATTACAGCAAAACAGGCACGCAAACAAGTGTGACAATCAGCATCGCAAAAACGCATGACCAAAACAGCGCAAGTAGTGACCTGGTAAGGATTTTAGGCGGCAAATTTACTTTTCTACCACCACTTAAACATGTGCAAATTGACTACAAGCATATAGCTACCGAGAATTTGTTACCAGGCTATGAAT